TTAAGACCTAAAAAAGTAAAAGGTAAAAGAGTAGATGGTACTCCTTATCTTAAACAATATAAATGGAGGTGTGTGTTTCGCGATGCGTTTAAGGTTTGTTGTTTACTATTTCCTTATGCTCATACAAAGCTAGGTAAAATTACACAAGTGATTGAACACTACACTAATATTTCTGAACCGACTAAAGATAATGTAGTTAACTTTGAACACTACAAGATGTGGATTAAAAACTAAAGAAAGGATAAATAATGATTAATATAGAAATAAATAATGATGACAGACAAAAAGCTGTTGAAGTTTTAAAATATAAAAACTTTGGTAATCGTAGTTCTGGTTTTAACGGCAACTATGAAAAACAATACACAGGTTTAATTGGTGAGTTGACTACTTATCGATTATTAGAAATGGACCCACCAAATTATAATGAAGGTAGAATTGATACTGATATTTTAGTGAATGGTAAAAAAATAGATGTAAAATCTATGCTCCGTAAACATGATATGAGAGATGATTGGGTTCATAACTTTGTTGGTTATCAAAAAGAAATACCTTCTGATATTTTGTTATTCATAAATATAAATCGTAATACAAAAAAGGTACAGCTTTGTGGTTGGTTAGATAAGAAAAATTTTTTAGAGACCGCTGACTTTTATGATAAGGGAGATACTCGAACAAGAGATGATGGAGTTTCTTTTAAAACAAACGCTCCACTCTATGAAATAAAACAAGAGAAGTTGAATAAACTTAATAATATCAATGACTTAAGGAATATATGAAAAATGTAAATGATGTAATAGACGAATATTGTATAGAAAAATATGGACATAGAGATTGGAGTTATTTNAGAACCGGNGATCGTAAATTAGATAACTGTATAAAAAAATGTTTAAAAGAAAACAATCATACTATTGAAGATGGTATTGTTATATGGCACGCTTTAGATAAATTTTTAAAAGACTTAAAAGAAGGTCGGTTTGGATTAAAACATTGATGATAAGAAATAATAAATTTATATACCCAAAAACGGTACGCGAAGCGATAGAGGGTAAGCGTCATTATAATATTGATGACAAAGAAAAATTACCAAGTGTTACAACTATATTATCCGCAACTGAACCGGCCGAGAAGAAGGAAGGATTAAAAAAGTGGCGTGAGAAGATGGGAGAGGCTAATGCTGCGCGGATCGTGGATGAGTCTGCGGCTAGGGGCACGGCAATGCACAAGATACTTGAGATGTATATATTGGAAAAAGGTTATTTGGATGAGACCAACGTTGGAAAACAGGCTCATAACATGGCTGTAAGGGTCATAGAGCAGGGTCTATGCAATGTACCCTTGTACTACGGCACAGAATGTACTTTGTACTATCCTGGGCTGTATGCGGGCCAAACTGATCTCGTTGGGGTGCACAAGGGTACGGACGCTATAATAGATTTTAAACAAACGAACAAACCGAAGCGCCGAGAGTGGATCGGGGATTACTGTCTTCAATTAGCGGCCTATGCAATGGCTCACAATTTTATTCACAAAACAGAGATAACTAAAGGTGTGATTATGATGTGTAGCAAAGATAATTACTACCAGGAATTCGTTATTGAAGGAAAGGAGTTTCAAAAATATAAACACAATTTTTTAAGGAGGGTAGATGAGTACTATAAACAAAGACAAGAAATGTTGGATAGTATTGCAATTGCATACTAATAAAACTGAAGGTGAGATGAAAAAGATGTGGAAGGAAAAGTGGTATAAACTTGTCAAAAATGTGGCAAGAAAACATAGCGAAATGTATCCGGAAAAAAGAAAGGAAGATAGATTAAACAAATGAGACTTCGAGACTTACAACAAATATTAGATCAATTCACCAATGGACAAAAAGGCACCATGATATCTGATTGTCCTGTCTATATTGAAACCATGACTGGACATTTAGAGGATGTTAGACGTATTGAAATACAAGAAAGTAATATTATTGGTGATTCTAATCCTGCTAGACTTGTAATAAAGGCAGATAAAAATGAATTATTTAAATCAAGAACATTTAAACAGAGTTAAATTGTTCCCTGGAACATGGGGTGGACGCGAGAGTGAAAACCCCACAAAATTATGAAAAAAGTAATAATACAAAGTAAAGATATAACACCAAAACAGTGGTCTAATTTTATATTAGAATTAAATTTAATTAAAAAAGCCTGGAAACCCTATGCAACAATAGACTTACAAGGTAAGGGTATCAAAAAAATAGTAATAAATGGCACTAAAAGATACAAAGTTTAGAACTATTCTAAACTGTGCCGTATATAAGGGGAATTCTAGGGTAATTTTTTTTTTCAGTGATCACTTTTTATTGGTGGCACAGTGGCACAAAGTCCAAATTTGACTTATTATTGTTGGTATTATTGGATAATAGGTGTGCCAAAGGGTCGTTTTTTGGTGGCACAGCATGGCACACTTGACAGTATTGTTGAATAGTAGACGATTATGCTCTGGCACAGTAGTAAAAGTATGGTTAGTATATGTAGTAACTGCATAGGTGTTAAATAAGCATTGGTATTGGCTGTTTATTTTCATGTACTCGGCACGCGAGGGATTTTTTGGTTTTTGTAAAAACAAATTTGCCTAAAAATTCCCCTATAGTATAAGGATTGATATGAGAAAACTTAAAAAATCAAAATACAAATCTGTTACAATAAAAAAGAAAAGATATTATTTTTACAAAATTACTTGGTTGGATATCACTGGAGATTCCGGACATGCAGATCTACATACAGCATTAGGGTTTATGCCATCTGTAATGGTAACTCACGCATATCTTTTAAATAAAGATAGAAAAAATGTTAGAACGTTTGCAAGTTATGAAGAGAATGATGAGTTGTTTTCTGATAGAAATGTATTCCCAAAAGGGTGTATAATACGTATGGAAAAAATAAATGAAAAATAAAAAATTTAATTATGACGGTAGATCAAGACCTACTAATGATTTGTATAAAGAAAACTTTAATAGAATTTTCAATCCTACACTTACAAAAAATATGCCTAATGTAAAATGGGATCAACTTCCACCTCGAAAGGGGCCAAACTCACAAGGAGTAAATTATGGAAATAATAAAAAAAATAATAAACTTACCTAAATTTTCAGTTAAATGGATTAACTATTACTTGAATTCTTTTCAAGGATTATTTCTTCTTCTGATTCTGTTGGTTCTTCTTCTGGGGTAATATTAATTAAAGTTTTGTGATCATCTAAAATTTGTTTCATTTTAGATTCTAATTCTTTTTCTGACATATTATCTAAATTACCTGACAGTACTAATTTTTGGTCCACATACAAACCACCCGCTTTACCTCTAGCTATTTCTGCATTGATTGCAGCACTCCAGGCCCCTTTAGCTCGCGCATCTTCTCGTAGCTTTGCTAGTTCCCCAATGTGTTTTTCAAAATTTATTCCGTATTTTTCTTGTATCTCTGCTCGCAACTCACCTATGTATTGCACAACCAATGGTGCAATTTTAGGGTTTCGCAACTCGCTTGCTGTCTGTCTAGGTCTAGTTTTATACCCTGCCTCATAAGCACACTCGCTCGGACTCTTGCGCCCCTCGTTATATACTAGCAATTCTGCGAATTTTTGTTGTCGTTCTGTTAAGTTTTTTGGTAATCCCATAAACTTGACTTTTAACGTAAATTACCGTATAAATCAAGTCAGATTAATAATAACTCTTGGGGGTGGCTTACGAACTACCTTGCTTTGCAATTGGTACAGATACTGACCCCCTTTTTATTTCATCAAATCTCCTTATCTGACAATCATCATCCAAATAACATTCATCACTTCGCTCGTCCACCCATTGCAATATTTCTTTTCTAAAATCTTCTGGTGTCAATTCACCATTTAAAATACCCGCCATATCTTTTAGCAAGTCTTCTTTTTTGGTACAATTGGGTTGACAATAAATATCATAAAAACAATCACCTATTGTATTGTAGTGAAATTTAAAATTTTTCATAAGTCCCCGTCCTCTATTTCTCTTTTGGTTGTGCTTGGGTCTAATGCTAGTTCTATTTTTTCTTTTAAATCTCTACTATCTTGTGCAAGATAATTTTTTTC